CATTCAGGGGTTGCGCAAGGTCGCGGCGGCCGGCGGATCGGGAGCCGATGCCCTGCCGGCCAAGATCGCCGAGCTTAACCAGCTCCTGACCGATAGCGCCCCGAAGCTCGAGGCGTTCACCCAAGCCGTTAACGCGGCGAAGAAAGGGCCGACACCGTGACCACTCTACAGACTATTCTTCAGCTCGTTTCGAGCATCCTGACGTCGATCGGCATCCTGACCGCCAATCCCGCTTTCGGCATTGCGGGCAGTGTCGCAAAGCTCGTCCCCCTGCTGGGGACACTCTCGGTTTTGGCCGCAGAAGGCGAGGGTGCGTACGACAGGCTGGTAGAACTCGATAAGCAGCTCAAAGCGATAGTCGCCACCGGCCTAGCCCCGACTGATGCCGATTGGCAAGGTTGGATCGCCCGTCACGAAGCGGCAAAAGCCCGTTTACAAGCTTAGGAAATCACCATGACTCTCATCGTACTTCTGGCCGTCATCGCCATGCTGCTCGGTATTGCAGGAATGGCGGGGAAACCCTGGTCCCCGTATGCTCAAGGTACGGCGGTCATCTTACTTGCGATCTGCATCATCATCGCCGGCGTAGGGGCTCACGACAAGGTGCTGTGATCCGCTAAACGAGCAGCATCCGCTTGGAGCGCTTGCGTGCGCAGAGCTTGCAGCGGTCCACCATGAACACGCCCGGCTCAAGCGGCTTGATGCTGTGCGCATGAGGCATTCCTCTGGCCACCAAGACTTCCCGCGTAGCCAGTGCGCCCTTTACCCCGCATTCGCTGATGTACCGTTCTGATAGCTCGATGCGCCGCCAATAGTGAGGCTTTGCATGGCCTCCGACGAGGGGCAGGATAGCCCAGCCCTCGCGAAAGTTCTCTATTGGACCGCCTGAGATGCCGTAGACCATTTAGCGACCGTCCTTGTGCTCAGCGCCTCGCCATCCTACAGAGAGGGGCCAGTGGTCTAATGGTCTATGACGGTCGGACCTAATACCCCATTTCGCCAGCATCAATACCCGCCAGCGGAAGAAAGCGAACTTTTCACCCATGCTTTTCTCCCTGTGGTTCCGGTATTCCGTTTTCCGCACGCCATTCCGCCCAGCTCTCGTGGAAGAGTTTGTGGTCAGTCCACCTTTTCAGGTCTGGGGTAGGCTCGAAAGGATCATCTCCATGCCAGCAGCGCTCGCACTTCTGTCGTCCTTTACCCATGAACAGGTGACTTGAGCAAAAGAAAAGACCGCAACCATCTTCGCCTCCATAGGGCTCCCCGCCACATATATAGGCCAATCCGCGATCGATCTGTTCACCGCAGCCAGGATGGTCACACTGCGCCGGCACGCCATACCCGATATCGCGGTTCCAATTGCTATCAAAACCGATCGACCAGCCCATTAACGCTCCTGGCCTAGTGTCGTGGGTGGAGAATACCCAACGATATACGCGACGTTAGGGTGCTCAGAGTGAAGCTTCTCGACGGCTAAATCGATGGCATCCTCGAATCGCTTCTCATCCTCAGGCGTTTCCCCGCCGATCCTGAACGTAATCTCTCTCATCGTTGCTCGCTCGTGGGGAAACCAGCTCTCATTGCCCACACCATGGCCTCCAAGGGCGTCGTGATCTGGGCGACGTATATCCGCATAGCGGCATTGAGGGTGTCCTGCACAAGCCGGTAGCGCTCCTCGGCAGCCTCATGCCTCAGGCGTGACTCGAAAGCCTGCCGCTCGAATTCCATGATCTGTAGTGTTAGGTCTATATTCATCGCACTGTCACGATTGGAGCGCTCATTCGCAACCACGGCCGACTGAGCCGGTGTCTGTCTTTGAAACGAACCGCTGCCACGGCACCCAACCCTGAGGGCAATGGAATCCCCAATCTCGGATCTTCGGTCCTGTGATAAACAGCGTCCACGCAAAGCGAATACCGCCTCCGCGGATGGGCAGAACGAGGCGATGGGTTGCAGTGGCCTTACGCAGAACTACTGATCCCGGACGACGCCACAAGGTCTTGTGCGGGGTAACCTCCTCATATCCGCCCTTGAGAACAATGGATAGATTCCACCACGGATGATCGTGGAGCGCTCGCTCGTCATCGCTCCGTAGGATGTGGTGCAGGTAGATGTTGAAGAAGCGATTCCTCGGGATGATCCACCAGCGCAGGATATAGGGATTATCCTTTCCGCCGATGATGAAATCAGGTGGCCTCATGGGCGACTATCTCCTGCGCTGTCGGCGGTGCATTCGGCGTTATAGGCCTCTACGTCGTCGCCGTTGTGGCATTCGCTTCTGTAGTGGTATCCAGGCATGCAGCAGTCGGGGTAGCCGCACACGAGCACCCATTCGTCGTCAGAATCGACATCCTCTTCGTCATAGTCATCCCCGAAGTCGAAGCCCTCTTCGACGTCCTCGTCCCAAGGGGCGCAGCCGTGCGGATAAGACGTCTCGCACTTCGTGCACTTAGTGCCGTAGTACTCGTCCACCCATTCATGCTGGCAGTCATTCATGAGCTGAAGATCCATTGTTGTCGCCAGCGCTGGACGATGGCATGGAGGAAAACGCTCGCTCTACTGCCTCTTCAAACGAGCGGCCATAAGCGGATGCCTTCCAAGTCGCCCGTTTTCCAATCTCACATAACCAAATGTCGTGAGAAAGATCAGCAATAAGGGGGCGTGGGCAAGGACCGGTGAGTCCGCGCCCGTAGACATCGCCGCTAGTCATTTTCAAAAACTTCCACAGTGACGGGCTGCAATCTGCAATTGCAGTCTGCCGATACAGCTTTTGTACCGTGACGGACAGCTCCGTCATCTCGATTTTCAGAACAGCCTCATTCGCCGTCATAGACTTCCTTCTCCATTGGACTGAAGTCTCACGGCACAATCTCCCCGTTGATGATGGAAAAGTGAGCATTGCAGGGTGGTCTGCGCGGCCCATGCGCGAACTCGGACTCTTGGATACTGGGCGTCACGGTTAATCGGTCCTCCCACCCTGGCCCATTGGGCAGCGCTTCGACATGCCACTTGCCAGGACTAATGGGATTGGTTGTCAGAACGATGACGCAATTCGCTGGCGGTCCGCACTTCGGGCAGACAAAGCTGAGATCCACCTCCGGCAACGGGTCTTCTCCGCCACGCTCAGGCGTGAATCTCGCATATCGCTGCCAGAATTGAGGCTTGAGGTCAGCCAGTCTCACGATTGCCCCGCAGTCGCACTAGATCCATTGTCACGGAGTCTCCGCTCCAATTCGGCCACACGCGCCTCAAGCGCATCCATGCGCTCATGCGCCCGCCGCTCTACCTCAACCTCCGGCGGCATGATGACCCCACCGCGCCGAGGCATCTCTTCCTTCGCTACGCGCTCTAGGATGCGTTTCGCGGCTTCGAGGTCGAGCGGCAAGATCTTCACGCAGCCTGCTCCTTAGGCTTCTGAGATGGCCACTGCTCAGCGATCGCGATCGGGCCGTTCACCCATTCCTCGACCGTTTCCCCCGGGAACAGCGTGCGCCTGTGGCTCCCGAGACCGCCTATGAGGAGGTCTCCATTGCTGTGCGCGTTGCCTTCCTCCACGATGTTTGTGATTCGTACTTTCGTCGTCATTGGAATCTCCAGATTGCCGGCTGATGGATCGTCGTCAGGATCGGTCGCTATCCGGCGGCGCAACCAATCATTGGAATAATGTGATTTCATACCCGCTCACGCACTACCCGTACGACACTCGCCATAGATCCAGCGACAGCCCTTGCAGTAGATCACCATGACGCACTGCCAGTGCAGACCGGGCTTGAGCAAGCCCCCGCACTTGCCGCACCAGCGCTTCATGGAGCAACACTTGCGGAATCATGACCGCCTCTTATCGTTGAGACGATCAAGGGCTTAAGTGCGCAAATGGGGTCGGATAAGAGGCAGTTGCACCCCTCGCAAGGCACTAGATTTTTCGAGACTTTCAACAATTCCTGGCTAGTGCTTGTTCGATAACATAAGACGTGCAAAATATCCTTACGAATCAATGCCGACTTCATATCGAACGCCTCTTATAAACAAGAGCGCCTCTAATCTCCTCATCCGGCCAGTCAATTTGCACTGCTTCAGGCACGTTGTAGCGCTCCGTCGTCTGGGGGTTCGAGTGCGCTGCCAACCGCTGCGCAAACTCGATTCCGTACCGCTCCGTCAGTTCCGTGATGCGCGTACGGCGGATGTCGTGAAAGTTGATATCCGTGAGCCCCGCCTTCTCCCGGATCGCATCGAAGTGGTAGCCCAGCATGTGGGTCCGCAAAGGACGCCCTCCGGCCACGGTGAACAGGGGACGGGTCGGGAACGGCGTAATACCGCGTTTCAGCTCCGCCAGCACGTCGGCGAGGTCTCCAGCGATCTTGATCGATATCGGCGCCTGCGTCTTCTCCGTGGTCACCACGAGCCTTTCGCCTTTGAGGCTCGCCCAAGTGAGCGCGCACACGTCCGAGCGGCGTAGCGCCGTGAATCGCGCCAGGCGCAATAGCAGGTCGTAGGGCGGGTGCGCGGCAGCGAGGAGGGCCGCCCACTCCTCGGGCAGAATGAGCCGCGTGCGGCGCTGCTCGGCGTTCTTCTCCAGCCCTTCGAGGTAATTGGTATCGATCCAGCCCCAGCGCTTGGCACGCTTGAGCATGGTGCACAGCAGCGTGACGATGCGGTTCGCCGTCACCTTTTTAGGGTAGTTGTCGAGGAATACTGCGGCGTCGGGCTGGCGGATATCCTTGATCAGCATCTTGCCCCAAGTCTTCTCAATCGCGGGTATCCAAAGCTTGTAAACCCGCTGGCTGCTCGGTTTGACCTTCGGCAACTCCTCCCGCTTGAACCGGTCTACCAGGTCCTGAATCGTTCGCCCCACCGGCACGGTGTACCCCGTCATTTCGTAATACTGGCGTAGCGCGGCACCAATCTCACGCCCCAAGGGCAGCCAGCGTTGCCGCCCTTCGTGATAGGCGGTGAGATAATAGGCTCCGTGGGACATGCGCATGTTCTCGGGTAAATTTCTACGGTACCGTCTTTTTCTGCCCATTGAACCAACTCAGATCGGGGGTGGGGTGTTTTTCTTCTGCTTCGCCGCTGATCATGCGCTTGCGGTACTCCTCCCTGTCAACCTTCGGGCGCTTCGTCCAGCTCAATTCGAACCGCCAACCGCGCGCCCGCAGCCACTCAATCTGATTGAGCCGGAGTCCCGAGTCGGTCAATTCCTTCAGTTCATCGGCAGAAAGTAAGCTCATGATCTACTCAACGATTGCCGCATTCGCCTTGGCTTCTTCGGCGGCAATGCGTTGAGTCAGCTCCTCAATACGCTTGCGGCGGCGCTCGATTTCCTGCGCGCCCTGATGCGGGACTGGGTAGCGTGGGTTTTCCTTCGGTTTCGTGATGTAAGCGGTACGGTTGAATTGGTACCCCTCCGCCTCAAGCTGCCGACGACGCTCTTCCATCTTGCCCGCCTTGAGTTCTTCGTCCGTGAAGAACTCGCGGGAGATGGCGCCATCAGGGTGTTGCATCTCTTGCATGACGCTACCTCGTGATGTGCTTGACGGCCCACATGACCGCTTCTTCCATCTTCGTCTTGGCGAGTGACAGTTCTCGGCTTGCGCTGATTACATCGCACGACTTGACGAAATCCAGGCCCTTGTCTTTCAGGTCTTTCATCTGGGCCTTCTCTTCATCCCCTAGCACGCGATATTCGTGGCGCATGACGTTGTTCACGGTGCGCTGATCGCTTGCAGAATCGACTGTTTCAACCATTTCAATCTCCTAAGTAAAAAACGTTGTTCGTCCCATCTAACACGTAGCCGTTTCGCGGTATCCGGCCACTTCGATCACAAGTTCCTGGCTGTGATGCCGCTCGCCAACCTTGCGCACGCCTGGAAGCTCTTCAGTCCAGCGCTGTGACCAGTCATTGCCTATCAGCTTTTGCGCGAGCTTTTTGCCGAATTCCGGATCATCCCGCAAGCGATGCAAGTAATCGTGGTTGAATTCGATGATCGTGCGATGGCTCATTTCGCTTGCCCCTCGTTCTTGCCCACCGGAACTAAGTGGCCACGAGAGCGAATGTTTTCGAGTACCCAGCGCCGAACGCTCTCGTATCGCTCCATCATGGCGGGCACATTATTGCGTCGAGTCCATTCGTCATTGACCCACATGATTTCTCGAGCCAGCTTCTCGTTGATGCCAAAGAATTGAGCAACAGCCTCGTAATCCTCGTAATCAACCGATTGCAGATCAAGCCCACGAGCACGGCCGACAGCACCAAGCGCGCATACCTCACCGTGCTCGTTTTCCAGGTCTTCACCTATGAGGCGCTGTGCTTCGATGGCATCCAGCGCGGCCAATAGTTCGCGTAGGAACGCTTGTCCGTGCTTTCCACGGATGGCACTAGCAACCGCGCCACGCCATCGTCCGTATTCGAGAACATCTTCGATGTCGCCTTCGTCGTGCAGGCCGTGTCTACCCATGACTTTCTCCCTCGCTCACAGTGTTTCGCCGAACGCTTGCATCGCAACAGGCACGATGCTGGCGGCGATCTTCTGCATTGCCTCGGCGTAGACTTTGATTTCGTACTGCGCGTGAGGATTCAAACGCAGGCGCAGAAAGCTCATCAGGTTGTGCAGGTCCACTGTGGCAAACATACGTGAGTAGGCTGCGACCGGCAGGACCGACCGTGCCAATTCTCGTGGCACGCCATGCAGCAGTAGTTGCTTATACCGTTGAAACGCAACCGTGCAATGCGCCTCAATCATGGCGCAGCAGTCTTCAGCATCGCCTATCACGGCTTCAAGGTCACGCGCTTGCTTGCTGTCTTTCGACTGCGCTCCCATGTGTTCGGGCTTCGGGACGTAGAAGCCTTCATCCAACTCGGTATAACGGGCACTTACCTCGTTGTAAGACCAGGTGCGATGCCGGTGCCATTGCCGGAAAACGAAAATCGGCGCCTTCACTTCGAAAGTGAACACCACAGTCTCAAACGGGCTCGTGTGGCGGTTCTTCATCAGATAGCCGATCAGCTTCTCATCCTTGCCTTCGTCTTCCCCGGTGCGCCAGTCGGCGTTGTAGGAAACGCGGGCGGCCCTCACAATCGACAGATCGCTGCCCATCGAATCCACGAGCCGCACGAAGCCGTGGTCAAGTACGTCGATTTTCAATCTCTTTCTCCCGCTTTTGTATTTCTCTTTGGATGTACCAAACTGACTTCTTCAGATCCTCGATGGCGTCGCCCTTCAGGCCGGCGCGCCACAGATATTTGATGGCGTTGCCGATGCAAAAGCCGTAGTGTTCCGCCACATCAATGCATTCGATTCCCGATGGATGAGAGGTGTAATGCGGCGGGTGATTGACTGGATCAGCCATGCTCACTTCCCCTTGGGGACGTATTGCGTTCCGCAGTACAATTGGCCTGAGCGTTCTCCGATGTATTGCTATCCGCAATACACGCCGATGTTTTCTCCGAGAGACGGATGCGCTCATAGCCTTCCATATAATTTATTTGAACCACGTCGGTTTTCTGAGAGAGTCGTTCTTCGCTGCAATAGTGATACAGGTGGCCATGATGTCGTTCCCATATCCCCTGGCACACTTTGCATGGCCATCCCGCCTTAAATTCATCGCTGGGTAATTCAATGCGCAGAAAGTCGCGTTGAGCCGCCTCGGCTTTCTCCGATGAGCCAAGCATGACGTGCTCGGTAATTTTCGTACCGCTCCAGTGCCACCCACGCGTAACCCAGAATGCATCTTCCTTGCGGCAAAACTGAACGGCCTTGTTTATGTCGCTCACAAAGCTGCGCGAGTTCCCGCCATCCCAGTACCCCACGCTCCTGCCGTCCTCGAAGCGCTCGACGACGTGAAAGGACCGACGATCTGGCGTCTCGGGAACCGGTACGGGCGGTACGGCCTGCGGACCTAGCCATTGTGCGCGATAGTGGTCGCGCCAGTGCTCAGCCTGCCGCAATTGCTGCTCAAGCTGATCAATATGGTCATTCTTAAGAGCCATCTCTTCAGTGTGCAGCTTGTGCATTTCCCCCATGTTGGCATGTAGGTTTTCGATCTTGCGCAGGGCGTCCGTCTCGTTAGCAAGTCGCCTATCAAGCCATTGGGCAAACACTTCGACCGCATGGCCTTGCTTCGTGCCTGGTTTAATATCTCCGTCTAAAGCGAAAAATTCGCCAGCTAGTCGATAGCAGAGCCGCTCCTTTGAGGACAGTTGGCATACGTGCGGATCAAACTCATAGTGCTGTTGGCATTGCCGACAAAACCCAGGCGACCGTACTTTAGTTTCTGCGGTCACTATCTCGCCCTCCGCAGCGTGTTGTATGCGCCGGTCAACGCGGCGAGCCCGTCCCACTCGAGAGACGTATCCCCGGTCGCTTTGTCATGCACGACGCGATACAACGCATACATATTCCCCTGCTGGACGGCGATGCGATTTCCGTCGTAAAGCACCGCTTCCACTTCGACCAGTTCATCAGTAGACATCACTTCCGCCTCCGATAGCTCGTCGTATAGGTCACGACCTTCTCCAGCCCGAGGTATGACAGCACCTTGTCGCCTGGGGCTCGGCGGCCCTTGTAGAGATCAGTGAGGTAGGCCGCAGATATGCCCATCTCGCGTGCCAGCTCGCGCTGGGACCGCTTCCCTTGGCGCTGGCGGAGCATGACTACAGGTTCGTTAGTCATCGCCACAATGCCTCCAGTCGCTCCATCGCTGGCTCTAACAGCTTGACACCACCTTGCGCATCATCATGATTGCTCAGCACGTGGAAAACATTGCCGAGTTCGAGCCATATCTCGTACAGCCGTTTCTTGAGCAGCTCATCGGCAGGGAGGTTGCTCATTGCGTTTTCCCGTGAACTGGCAAGCCATTCACTTCGCGGCGGCATATTCCGCTGAATGGCGAGCCAATGCTCTGATTGCAGAATTCACCGCATGCGCACAAATCACACACGAGGCATTGGCCCTCAGCCCCAGGCACGCACGGCTGCCCGTCACGCAGGCAATGGGGGTTATCTGTGGTCATGGCTGGGCCGCCATTTCCGCGCCAATCAGCGCTATAGCCATGCCGTTAGCGTCGTCTTCTTTGATGATTGCGCGCATACGATCAGCAGCGTTAGCAATCTTCGCTTGCGTTTCAGGCGGAAGGCCAGCAATTGCGCCGCGAATCACCAGCAGTGTCTGCTCTTCGTCGGTCATGACTTCAGCTCCGGGAGCGCCCCAGGCGCAGAGTGGTACCCGTGTGAGGCGCGTGCGCCACCGGCGGAGACAGGTACCTGGCCGCATCCTTCAATGACTGCGCGAAACCTGTGCTGGCTTGCCGGGCGGGAGCAATCTCTGCGGCTGGGGCGCATAACCTTTACCTCGGTAATCCGTCGACCAAGTAGCGAACCATTGCCTCCGCTTGCGAGGCGTCGAAGAGATTGGTTCCGACCGGCTGGTGGCGTTCGGGCGGTTTTCCTCGGGCTGCGTTGAATCCGACGTTGTACTCAGGTTTGAAGCTGATCCCGGCGTCTGGGCTGAAATGCTCCGGTAACCGCCAGCCTAAGAAGCGACTTACCATGTACTTGATTTGCTCATCGGTCATTGAAATGTTCCTCGGTGGATTTGTTAGCGGTTATAGCCGCTCTGGATGGCCGCCCTGGCCCGCTGCTTCAGGAGCCATTGCCGTATGGCTGCATCGGACTTTCCCTGCGCGCGCAGGTATTCAACGGCCTCATTCGAGTCCTTGACATCCTCGTCCCTGAGCCGCCCGAAAATGATCTCTCGTCGAGCGTCTACCATCTCGGTGTAGTAGCGAAAGCCATCGTTCTGCAGGCGCCCAATGAAGTCATGAATGAACTGGGTGCAGACAGCGCGCGTCGCGAGGTGATCGCCGGCTACGGCGCAACCTGGTGTCAGTTCAGCGATCCACTTTCGTACTGAGTCGGAAAGATCCAGGGTTACACGGATTTTCATGGGATTACCTTGAGCTTTTGTGCTTCGGGAAGCGAAGCTATGCGCCCCACCACGCACGCTTCCCGCTCGGCAATAAGTTTGTTTTGCTCAGCCAGCATGGCTGTTGCTGAGCCGTACTTCTTTCGGAATGCCACGGAGTGCCACTTCCGCGAAGGCCCAAACAACTCCTCGGCCTCCTTCATCAGGAGGCCGTTTGGTGGTAGGCCGTCGTGGTGCCATGGGCAAAGCCCTATGGTGTGTTCATCCCCTAGCCGTTTCTGTCCGGACTTATCATCGAGATTGATATGGTGAACTTGGCACTGCGAATAGCGCTCATGCCTGCGGCAGGCCAAGCAGCCAATTTCGTAAATGCGCTGGCAGCGACGGGTAAAATTCATGCGGCCTCGCTCTGCCAGCGTTCCAAGCTGCGTAGCATGTGATCGCGCTCTTCAGGCCAATCAAATTCAGGTGCGACGTATTCCACCAGCACCTCCATGACCTTCGGCCAATACACTCCCCATTCTTCAGGCGTCATATGCCTAAAATCCGTCGAACGCGGGACACGGATCGCATAGTCCGTACTGCCTACGGGCAAAGTGTCGTAGAGTCCCGTGCAAAGCTTCATTGCGCAATGCGCGCTTTCCTTGTCAAAAATCCGCATGTAAACGGGCTGTTTTCCCAGCCGATCGATCTCGATGCGTTTCACATGTTTGGCCACCACCGTCATCATGGCCCAATAGCGGCGATGGGAAACCGGATCACGCACGCCAACCGGCTCGAAGGCTTTGCATTCACCTTCGTCTAGTCGGTCGATAACCTTTTTGCTGTCTTCGTCGGTAGAGACGAGGGTGTTGTTAACACGTGCAAGCCAGATGATGCGACTCATGACACCCTCGGCACGGGCCAATTGAGACGCGGCAGCATCCGCATGCGCTTACGCTGCGCCCACCGTCGATCACGCAAGGCCGCGCACTCGCGACAAACCCGCTTGCCGCTGGGAGCTACACGCGTTGAGCTTTCAGGATGGCCGCAACGTTTCATCGGATATCGATCCTCTGGCCCTGCTCTAAGTGGCAACCATCGATCGCTTGTCCAGATTCCAGCGCTTCCTTTAGCCGTTTTTTATCCGGCCGCGGCGGAGGCGGCTCTGGAGTCATCATGTACTCCGAGGGAATGCGCGCGTCCGGCGCAATCATTACGGCGGCGGGGTTCTTTCGAATGCTGATGGTGAACTCGGGCGCCTGAATCTTCGTAATCCCAGCACCCTGCATGGCATTGAGCACATACTTGCGGATGCCGGCCGCTTTGTTTCGAAAGCGCTCCGCCCGTTCCTTCATCGCCTGCGCCGCCTCATCAATCGTGTCGGCGAAGGTTTCGAGGTTGCGGGTGAAGAGTGCGCAATTTGTCACTTTGAGTGCGATCTCCCCACCCAACGCCTCTAACGTATCCGCTAGAGTTTGCTCATCAATTTCTTCAACATCAATCCGTTCCAGCTCGCGATACTGCGCTACCAAGGAATACAAAGGCTTTAAGCCCATGATTTATGCCTCACGATGCTGCTGACGTGGCACTGACGGATTTTGAAATGTGCCGCTATAGCCACTTGTTTTTCCCCAGCTGAGTATCTCGCGCGTATGTCGGCAACTGCCGCAGCGGTAAGCTTTGCGTGAGGATGGCTTTCGCCACGCGCCATTTTCTCGGGATGCAACCGGGCTCCGTTTTTATCCCCACACGCGGGCGCTGTTCTGTGTCTTCCTTTGGACAACATATTACGAGAGTTATCCAAGGCGGTCCCGATACTTAGATGCTCTGGGTTTACGCATCTCGGAACGTCACAACTATGCAAAACCTGCATTCCCTCTGGAATTGGCCCGACATGCAGCAAGTAACTTACGCGATGAGCGTATTGTTGCTTCCCTTGGTAAAAAATAACGCCATAGCCTTTCGGAACCCCAGATGCAGTCCAAAGCCAGCAGGTATCTGTCTTTTGCACTTTCTTGAGAAACCTATCTATAGCCGGATAACGGCGATGCGGTTCTCCATTCAAGCGACGTAAACGTTCAGCTCGCGCAGCTTCCCGATGGCACGCCTTGCATGCCCAACGAGAGCGCTTCCCGCCCCTTAAGCTTGTATTTTGCTCTGTCATCTCATGGCCGCGAATGCAGTGACTCGGTTTCATGCGACTGCCTACACTTGAAGCACTGTTTGCAGGGCGTAACCAACATACGCAAGCATGCCTCCCAATGGAATAAGTGTTGCCCAGGCAAAAGGTATGTCGTCGTCCAAGTTGTCGTCGACTGGCGAGGTTTCTTGTGGCTGATTGCGCACGGGCGATTGATTGGCTCGCTTTTTACGGGTATCGCGCACCGGGTTAGTAGCGATGAATCTTTCCAGGGACTTGATCTGCTTGGCTTCAGTTTTATTGTCCAAGATCTCGCTAGACACCAAACCGCTATTGGCTTCAAACACCGTGAGGATGTTCATACGTTCTGTTTCGTTGCCGTTCATCTCATTGATGCCCAGCTCCTTCTGCAAAACCAGTCCGATTCGCTTGCCCATCAGCGCCGGATATCCGGGCGCTCGCGCCTTTACAATACGGCCGCTTTCCCTATCCCACTTGTCGAACGTAATTTCTCCGTCGTCTACGTTTCTCATACGAAGGCAGCACAGCAAGGCTTGCACGATGCTAAAACCGCGCAATGAAGTGCCATCTGGTTTGATGGTATAGAGATCGAGATAATTCGCCGACGCGCCGTCATCAGATTTGAATGACAGACCGAGGCCCTGAACCTTGTTTTTGCTCGTGAGCTTCTCGGCTCGGGTGATCAAGCCGGTATACAGACCGGATTCTCGAATAACGCTGGATACGGCGTCGGCCTTTCGAGCTTCGGCAGAATTGAAAGTAAGAGACATATGAGTTCCTTAGTTAGGCAGCTTGTGAAAGTTCGTAATAGCTCTTGATAGCGGTGTCGATCTCTAGCAAATCATTCGGGATGTGATCTTCCTCGAAGAGACCCAACGGCGTTTTGACCGTATCCGCACCGTTGTTCCGCGTGCTGAATACATACTGACCATTGATCACATGGGTGCGCAGCACGATCGTGACCAAACCTTCTACGGTGATTTTTTCGTCGAGAAGCTTTCCAATAGTCTTAGCTTTGACTTGCCCACTATCGCTGGTGTCAGTATGTGACAAAAGGTAAACACGTTTTGCGGGAGGCAGCGTCATAGCCGTCGTCAACACGTCATAGTAATGACGTGCCATTTCCGTAAATTTGTCGTAGCCCTTCTCGTGCGCGCGTTCCATAAACTCTGTAGCGAGCAGATACTGCAGGTCGTCTATTACGATGATAGGGCGTGAGGTCTTTCGCATCGCTTGGCAGATAGCGTCCGCATGATTCGAAACGATAATATTCCCGCCGTCCTTGACTCCTCTCCAGTCTTTAGAACGGAACGGAAGCGGTTTGCTGATCACTTGAATCAGCAACGTGTCGGCTGGATTCATATTGCGCAGACTGGTTGTTTTCCCAGTCCCGCTTTGGCCGAGAATCATGGCGGCAATGCTCATTTCGGTATTCCTGTAGTTCGGATAATTGTTGAAGCTCTAAATTAGATTCAGCCCACGCAGCCGCGCTGGTGTCCTCATCCACTTACACACACTCCACGGTGTTTCGATCGCACGCCTTGTCTGGCGCTGGCAAAAGATCAGGACTTGTCCCACGCGATCGATAGGCGATCCAGATCGCCAGTAGGGCGCTTACGGCTGCGATGGCCAGGCGCAGGCTCATGGTGCACCCAGCTGCTCTGCGATTCGTTGAGCGCGGTTGAACTGCTCGCGTGCCACGGCATCGATCTGTCGTGCGAGCGCCAAGAGCGTATTGCCGGTATTGAGCGCAGCTTCACGACTCTCAAGCAGGCTCGAGCGACTACCCATCGCCGCTCCCGCTTGTACCGCGGTAGCCTGGGCGAGCGCCAACGAGGAGGCAATATCGAATAGTTCACTGGGTTGCATATCGTCCTCTTTCAATGTTTTGAAGCGTCCGCTGATCGCGGCGTTTTCTTCGCGGATTGCGTCGATATCGTCGATCAGTTCAAACATCGCACTTCTCATCCGACAGTGTGGCAATCAAAGCGTCAGCGAATACAACGGCCTGTTGCGCTACATGGCGCTCGGTTATGGGGGAGCCGTCCTTCGTCTTGCTGTACTGGCTGATGCTGGATACAAGTCCCTGCATCGCCATCGCGGCGAACAGCTCGCGCTTGGTGAGGCCCATTGGAACGCAAGAACCGTCACGCGAATCCGGCGCAAGCGACGATGGGAAGGCTAGGTCATGAATCGACCGGATCATGGCGCCGCCTCATCCGTAACCAAGTCAACGGACTCGATAATGTCGGTGTCCCAAAGCTCCGGGTTTTCTCGCACCATCTCCAGCGCCTGAAAGGGTTTTTCAGCCGCAATTACGGTGACGAACAGCCGTTTGACGCGGAACAGCTTGGTGGGCTCGCTGTCGGTGTGACAGAGCTTCGTGTCCATCAGAAGTCCACCGTGGTAGGCTCAACAGCTAGCATCCGCTCGACCAAGTCAAGCGCGCTGGTCTGGAGCCATTCGGTTGTGGGTTTTAAAGCGGCCCTCGCAGCGGCCCTCGCAGCGTCCCACGCAGCGGCCCCCGCAGCGGCCCCGCAGCGGCCCCCGCAGCGGCCCACGCAGCGTCCGCAGACACTTGCGCGGCTCTG